CGGCCACCCTCGGGGATCTCAATCCCCGCCATGGCGCTCAGCATGCCGCGCTGCACGTCTTCCGGCCGGGGGATCAAGCTTGCCGCCGCCTCAAATGGCGACACGGCATTGCCTGGGTACATCGCCCGGCCACCGCGCGGCACCGGCACGCCAGCAACGCCTAGGCGCGAGGCTGGGGTCATCAGCGGATCCCGCTCCAGCAAGCGCCGATCATACTCCTCATCAGCAGACCGGATTGTTGGCGCGTCGGCGTAGCGGTCCTCCATATCAATGAGGCTTTCGCGCACGCGGCCGCCCTCGGCATAACCGTAGCCTTCCATGCCAGCATTACGCATAATCTTGTTAACGTAATCCTGCGTTTCACGAATGTTTGGCACCGTTCGGCCAGCATCAATCACACGCTGCGGACCAGCGTTGTACGCAGCCAAAGCAAGCGGGATACTGCCAAAACGATCTATCTGTTGACGCAGATAACGGGCGCCACCCTCAAGGTTTGCTTCAGGATCGCGCGGGTTAACGCCCAATTCGCGCGCCGTACCGGGCATCAACTGCGTCAAACCATAGGCGCCTTTTTTGCTCCTGGCCTCTGGATTAAACCGGCTTTCCTGCTGCACCAGCGATAGGAACACATCACGCGGCAGATCATACTTCTCTGCAATCCTGACGGCAGACGCAACCCAAGGGCTGTTTTCGGGCACCCTGTTTCTGATGCCCTCGGCCATATAGGGGTTGCCAGCCTCTGCGCTATCCTCGGCTGTTCGGGGAGGTGCCACAGCCGGAGGAATGGGAGGCAGCGGCAGAGACTGGCGGCTGGCAGACCTGCGCTGCTCGGCCGCTAGGGCAGCAGGCACGTCAAACTCTTGCATGCGCGGGCGGCGCGTAGGGCGCTCCAGTTCACGCATAATATCCAGGGGTGGCCGAGGCGGAAGCGGGAGGGATCCGGACATCTAAATCACCATTTCACCTTGTCTGCCCACCACGCTGCGCTGCTCTTGCCCTTGGCGATGTTGGCAGAATGCCGCGCCTTGAACGATGCGCGCTTGGTCTTCATCCGGTCCGATTCGCCTTCCTTGGGCTTGCCGGCGGTCTTGGAGCCCTGCTCCCCAAAGCGAATGACTTTCTCTTTGCCGTCATAGCATGCCTTCACGACATGCGACTTCTTTGGATGGTCAGGCGTGCGGCGCGGCTTGTTGCAAGCCATCGCCTCTTTATCCACGCGCTTACTCATTTCTTGCGGGCCGCCCGCATATTATCAACCATGTTTGGATAAGGCCGCCCGGCCGCCTTGGCCATGGCCTTCGCAGAAGCCTTCTGATCGTCAGACAGGCCCTTGGGTTTCCCCAGGCCTTTGGGGCGGCTCTTTTCCCAGATGGGCTTCTTAGGCGGCATAAGGATTCACCCTCTCGCGCTTGTACTGCTTTGGCTCATCACGATCACGAGCCTGGGGCAGGTCAAACCAACCCTCGTTCTTCAGGTATATTACGGCTTGGCTGAAGGTGTCCACATAATCATCATGCTCGGCCACCGGGAACTTGGCCAGCTGCTTCAGGAAGGGCTGCGCCCAGCTTACGGGCTGGCCCCTGTTCTTGCCGCTCTCGGGCAGCCAGAGGAAGCCCATCTCCAGCGTGGGGCTGGCCTGATGCGCCCGGCTGATCTTGTCGGCGTTGCCGGGATTGTACCCAATGGCCGGCACCTTGGCCAAGCGCAGATCCTGCAGCAGCGACTGCCCAGACGCCTTGGCTTCCACTAGGATCCGGTCAGCCCGGCGGGCGGTGCGAAGGCCGTCTTTGACCGTGGTGCCGCCATACTCGGTTGACCAGTCTTTGATCACCCTGGACCGCAACTCGGGGTAACTGAGATGCTCGTCCCAGGCGTCAATCAGCATGGCGTTGCGCTGGCTGTTGTGGCTGAATATCCCCCAGACAGAGCAGGCCGTGGGGTCGCCCGAGGTTTTCTCAGTGAAAGCGCAATCATAGGATTGCAGAATAAACTCAAATTGCGGCAGGCCCTTATCCGCTGGCCAAAGCTGAAACTCTTTGGTTTTGAGGATGCCGCCTTCGCTCGGCACCGGATCCTGCTGCAGCTGGCCTGAAGTGCCGTAGCTGCCCAGGAGTTGCTTCAGCTCGGTGATTTCTTTCTCGCCAAATCGCTCCGGGCAGATCAGCTCACCTTTCTGCTGCCGAGGATCGTAGGGGCCCAAGCTGGTCTTGCGGCGGACCCCATCCCACTCGGCCGGGATCATGAGATGTTCCCACCCGCCAATGTCTGCGAGGATGTGGCCGCTGATGTCGCGCTCATGCAGCCTTTGCATGATCGTGACCATGGCATCCTTTTTGGGATCGTTGAGGCGGGTACTCCACACCATGTCAAACCATTCAAGCGCGCTATCGCGGATCACGTCTGACTGGGCTTCTTGGGCGCTGTGCGGATCGTCAAGGATCAGCCTGCTGCCGCCTTCGCCCGTGGCTGTGCCACCCACGCTGGTGGCTAACCTATAACCCGTCTTGTCGTTCTCAAACCGCTGCTTGGCGTTCTGGTCGCCGGCAAGCTTGAACATGTGGCCCCAGCGTTCTTGATACCAAGGCGATTGGATCAGGCGGCGGGCCTTCAGGTTGTCGCGGATGGAGAGGGTGCCGGAGTAGGAAGCGCAGAGGTATTTGTGGCTGGGGTCGGTCAGCCATTCCCACATTGGCCACATCACGCTGACGATGGTGGATTTGGAATGGCGCGGCGGAATGTTGATCAGCAGCTTGCGGATCTCGCCGGCGGTGATGGCTTCCAGATGCTCGCAGATCTCTTCTATGTGCCAGGACGGGATGAAAGGGACGCCGGGCTCAACGACGTGCCAGGACTGCTGCACAAACTCGTACAATGACGCAGAGGCAGCCCGGCGCTTCTGTTCGCGCTTGATGGCATCCAGTAGCACCTCGGGCTTGAGCGTGGCGTTCATTCCGTCTTGCCTGACGCCTTCCCAAGTAGGTTTTGCATCTGGTCCAGCTCGGCATCAGAGAGCCCCTTCAGATTGGCGTCAATCTTGATGGGCGGTTCCTTATCGTCACCCGAGTGAACGTGGTGGTTGGTTTCCCGCCACCGGCCGCGCGTCTTCATCCAGAAGATGGCGGCCGCAACTGATCCAGGCTCTTTGCTGGTGGCGATTGAAAACAGGTTCTGGGCAACGGCTGAGTTGATGCGGGACACGCCGTTGTCTAGTTCATCCTGAAAATACTTCTTTAGTGTATTTTCAGAGATGCCCACAATTTTGCTGATTTGTTCCTGGGTCAGCCCAAACCCGACCATCCGCTCCACCTGTTGCCGCTCTCTATCAGTGGGGACAAAAGGCTGATTGCCGCGCTTTTTTATAGGCTGCAACAAATCATCCGGTGATTTTTCTTTCCCAGGCATCAGATCACCGTAAATTTTCCAGTTTGTAGAGCGTGGTCATGTGCAGCGCGGTCAGGTCATCCAGGATGTTTTCCAGCGCCGGCACCCCTTTACAGATGGCTTCCCGGTTTTCGTTCAACCAGAGAAGTTCATCGTTTATCAGTTTGATAATATTGTCAGTTTCGCTGAGGTTCACGAGCCCAAAGGAGCCCTGGTAGGCTTCAATTAGGTCGTCCAGCTTGTCGATAACATTGTCATAATAGCTGCCCAGGGCTTTATGCTGGGCGTAGGAGTTGGTTTTCCAGTGTTCCAGATGCGCCGCATTGCGGGCAGCGAACATGCGCTGGATTAGGTCTTTGATCATGGTTCACCCCGTAGGTTCAAGATATTGTAGGGGTTGAGATGGGTTGCCACAAGATAATTCAAATTGGGGCAACCCCCTAAAGGAAATGTTGGTCAATTCTTTTCGGTAATATTTTCCAATGCCTGGATGCGCTCCACCACATGCAGCACCTTGCCGTCTGGTCGCGTGACGCTGAAGGGCGGCTTGGTGAAGCCGGCGCGGGTGAGGGGGAGCTTGGGCAGCTCAATGAATGTGCCGCCTTCGTGGTCAAGCCAGTAGCCCCAGATGGGTTCAGACATTCTGTTTATCTTTCATGAGTTCAAGCATTCGGATGACGGACACGGGGATATTAGCCTGCTGTGCTAGCCAGCGGAAAACCGTGGTGCGGTGTACGCCGGCAAGTTCAGCGAGGTCGTTGACGTGAAGCTCTAGGGCACCCATCAAATTTGATAGGTGCTTTGCGCTTGTGTTGATGCGGGTCTTGATCACCCCTTAGCCCTCCGCAGTCTTGGCTTTGACACGGAGGATCGTGACCACGCTTTTTTTGGTGCAAGCCGCGATTTGCTCGGCGGTGAGGTAAGACTTGGCCAAGGCTTGATCAAAGGTGGCGCGCTCGGAGAGGCTCACTTTGATGTCAGCAAAT